AACGACCATAGGCAGAGATAACAATGTCTGCCAATGGCACAGTACCTGCATACCCAGATTTCTCACTCACGCGCCGAAATGTGGTCGTGCTGACCGCTGGATCAAAGATCAGAGGGTCATGGCCTTCTTGAAAGAAGTAAGTGATGCCGTTCAATGAGGCAACAGACCAGTTGCTTGCTGTGATGGTGGGAGCAGTACCGCCGCCGCCATAGGTCAACTCAACTACCGCATTTGAGCCATCCAGCTTGAACAGTTTGTTGTTGCCAGCAAAAAGAACCGTCAGAGTTCCATCAGCCTGAACCAACTCATGAATGACAGTAACATTATTTGCACCCAAGTTGCCAGAACTTGAGTTAACTCGGCTAAATCCTTCACGCGATCCAACGCGACCAAACTGGTCAATGATGCAGTTGGTTGCCACCAGAGCAAAGCCACTCGCCAAATCCAAAGGCGAGTCTTGAGTGTTTAGGCCAAAGAAACCTGGCGCTGAAACACTGCTGGTCTGGATGACTTGGCTCATATGGCTAAGAACTCCTGCTGTTCAGGGTAGCGCGTACCTTCCAAAGCAATGCTGTCAGCCAGCATCCCACGATAGAGTTGGTAAGCCTCGGACGAACTCAAGCCCTGATCTTCACCACGCTCCACCAAAGCCCTTGCGTAAGCGTTCTGCACCACTAGGGTGTCCGACACCAAAACAACCGTGCTATCAGCCGTTAAAGGGGCTTGTGGGACGGTTAGAGAGAAGGGAATGGAGTAAACACCATCAGGACGGGGAAACAAAACCACTTTGGTGTCGCCGTTGTTATCCACACCATCAAAAGCATAGTAGTTTGGCTGACCAGAAACAGGTGCAGACAAGTTCTGAAAACGGTTCATCTCTACAAAAGAAATGTTCTCCATCTGAATCAAGTCAGTGACGTTTAAGACATCTTGGACAGAAAACTTCTGTCCCGCGCCTGTCAGTGAGTAAATGTATGTGCCGGGGGTTGTGGTGACCGTGATGGTCTGACCCAACACGTTCCAGTTAAAGGCATCCTCAATCTGACGTTTGGCATCATTGACAAAACGTCCAATCAAAGTGGAATAGGCAGTCTGAGCATTGGTAGACACTTGGGTTTCGCGCAAACGAACCAAGACATCGTTGATCAACTCTAGGAAGGTCATTTTTTGTTCCTTGCTGTGATGGCTTTAGCCTTTGCTCGGGCATCCTCTTTGGATGATGCGCCCCAAGCCTTGAGACTTAACAGCAAGCGAGTGGGCTTACCATCCTTCATCTCTGGCCCAGGCATATTGCCCATCCGTGCGAGAAAGGAGGCCCGTCTAGGGTTGTCGCCACTCTTTACAGGTGGCTTTAGATTGCCACCCGTCTCTGTATTGTACGATGCTCTGCCCTTGGCGTTCAAGCCGCCTTTTGGATTTTGACCAGCTTTTGTTTGCCAAGTGGGGGTTTTCATCGGAATCCTTTAGTTGCTGCCCCGCAGCTTTGCCAGCACGTTTTTCAAGTGTTTTAGCAGCATACTTAACAAGGCTGAGACTTTTAGCCGCACCCAGTGGTAGCCATCACTCACCTGTTCCAATAATTTTTGGGAAACTTTCATTTTTTTGCCTTTTGGGGTGGTGAATGAGTCAGATTTTTGCTGCTGGCGGTGTGTTTTGCACCCGTCATCAAAACACCACCCTCTTTGTGAGTTGGGCCTTTATAGGGTTTACCACTAGGCAGGTAGTGTTTGGCTTCCTTGCTCATCACTTGGCCTTTTTAGGGGGCTTTGCAGTCTTTGCCGCCGCCTTGAAGTCAGCAGCGGAAGGTGCAGCCTTAGAGCCGACCTTGTTCATTTTCTCGCCAGAACCTGCCTTGATACGGGCACGTTTGGCATTGATGTTTGCGTAGAGTCCAGGTTTCATTTCTTTTTCGCCTTCCCTGCTTTGCTCAAAGCAATCGCAATTGCTTGCTTTGGATTCTTGACCACCTTTTTATTGGAGGTCAACTCGCCAGCCTTGTACTCGCGCATGACCTTGCTGATCTTCTTTTCAGCTTTGGTTTTCATTTCTTTTTGGCTTTGCTGGCTTGGCTCTTGGCAGTCCGTGAACCGCGCAGAGGCATGGCCTTGGAAGGCTTACCAACCGCCACCATGATGGTCAGAGGCATAGACTTCTTTTCTTTTTTGTCTTTAGGCATCATCATGATGAATCCTTAAATGGTTGATTTACGTGGACGCCCCATCTTCTTAGGTGGGGGAGGGTTCATGGGTAGAGGCTTAACCTCTGGTTCTGCTGGTTTCTCATCCACCCGCACATAACCTGCATGGCCCCGCATGGTTTCAATGTCATGCTGTTGGGTGAAGGTGATTGTGTTGCCAGACTGGATGCAACGAAATGTAGCCATTGTTCTCTCACTAAAAAGGGGGCCGAAGCCCCCGATTTAAACCATGCGACCAATAACAAGACGCACAGTGGTGGATCCTAAATCCACTGCTGCACCAGTCGTGTTGGTTGTCGCAATCGTCACTGTGTTTGCAGCGGAGACATAAGCACGGCGAACAAGCCCTGCCTCATCAACACCAGCAGACATAGAAATCACCATGTCGCCCAAGACAACGCCTGGAACTGCCACGGTATCGGTTGCTGCCGCTTGATCGGCAACGGATGCCGAGTTCAAAGTGCAGGTAATAGCCCATGTGTCACTGAAGACGCCACGGAACTGGTCGTTACCTCGACGCGAGGTAATTGCGGTTGCTGCTGCCATGATCTAACTCCTTAAAGTTAACGCCCCCATTTCTGGGGGCTTGGGGGTTAGGCTGGCACGACGAGAGCAAACAAGGATGCAGACTTAGCCGCACCCACGGATGCTGCGTTACGCAGACCAGCAACACCATACAAGGTGTCCGAGGTGAACAAGGTAGACAGGTAGTCTTGCTTGTACTGGACTTGCGAACGGATACCCATTTGCTCAACCAACACCATCGAATCACGGTGACCCATCAAGCACACACGGGCGGCGTTTGAGCCGCTAGTCGTGTCAGCGTTAGAGGTGGTGAACACTGGGATGCCGTACAGGTTGCCGATTTCGCCGTTGCGGATTGCATTGCCATCACCCACGAACGCTTGTTCGGTGTAACGAGCCAAGCCCATCAGCGTGTTACGGCTAGATGGAGGGATCACAAAGAAACGCTGATCCATTGGGGTGTCGTTGTCGTCCAAGCGCTGGATGGTGCGACGAATACCGGCATCGGTCAATGCGCTTTCGTTGTTGTTTGCAGCAACATAAGCGGTAGTACCGTCACCACCAGCAAAGCCACCAGCGTAAGCACTGTTTGCAGCGTTGCCGCCGTTAGAGCCACGACCCACTTGAACCAAGTCGCTGTCCACAGCCTTGGACAAAGCATAACCAGCGTCCGAAGTGTAGAACTGGCGCAAAGATGCCAAGGCTTGTGCTTCAGTGATGTCTTCAATGAAACGGCTGTATTCAAAGTGACGGTTGATGCTCACCAAGACTTCCGACTCAGTGTCGGCAATCAAGGTAACAGCAGTCGATGCAGCCTTCAAAGTGGCGCTGCCACGGGTAGGCGAGGGAATGTGAACCGTGTCACCCTTTTTGCCCTTGAAGTTCATCTTCATGACGAGGTTCGCCATAACGAGGTTCTTCTTGTAAGCAGCGACGATTTCATCGCTCCAAATCTCAGGGATAAAGGTTGCTGCGGTGGTATTGGTTACCTGGGGGGTAGGATAGGCCATGTTGAATTCTCCAAAAAAAAGTTAGGTCATTTGACCCGACCCTCTGCGTACGCTGTAAGGATTTCCTCGTTTAGCGCATCGTATCGGGCTGGATCGGTCATTTTGAGACGGATCAGGTCTGCCCTGCGGTAGACTCGTTTGGAACTCTCGCCACTACCCCCCACATCAACTTGTGCAGCCTTCATGCTCTTGGCCCGTGTAGCGTCTGACGCCTTCTCGGACTGTTGAGCCTTAATGCCACGCAACTCTTTGTAGGTGGTCAGTAGTTCATTCGCTGAATCGTAGTCAAAGTCACCATCAGCACGGGCATACAGCCCCAAACGAATGGGTGATGCTTTCACCCAGTCTTGGAACCCTGTGTCGTTCACGATTTGCGTGAAGTCAGGATGCTCTTGCGATAGCTTCTGTTGAATCTGCATCTTTTTGAAGTCTTGGCTAGCAATTCTTGCCGCGACCACATCAGGATGCTTGTCGATTGTCGATTGAACCGCCTTTTGCGGGTTCTCAAAAAAATCTACTTCCGGTTCATCTTGTGCAGCTGGTTGCTTAGAACCCAAGTTTTGCTTGATCAACTCGTCAGCCAGTTTACGGACTTCACCGACCTCTTGGGCCTGTTTGCCAATCAGCTTCTCAGCCTCTTGGTGCATCCGCACAATTTCTTCCAAACTTTTTTCCCGGTACTTTTCCGGAAGTTCGTTCTTTTGCTCTTCGACTTCAAGTTCGCCAAGTTCTTCGTGTTCTTTGTCAATCAACATACTGGTTCCTGCCTTTTGGGTTGTAGGAGAATCAACGCGACAAATTGTTTATGCGTTGGCTTTGCGCTCTGCGGCTAACTTCTCGCGGTGCTTTTGGTCAAATTTCATCCATGAAGATGGGAAATTGCCCGACCACCCCTCTAAGTTAATCGTAGGTGCGCTTATGACACGATGGGCAAGCCCACCGCATCCACACGGCACTTCAGCAGTCTCATAATCTGCCAAAGCCTCTGTGCGATGTCCGCTTTCGCAGACAAATTCATACATTCTTTTCATTAAATTCCTCGTATGCACGTTCGCTGACGCTTTTAAGGGTCATCAGCCAAGTCATAATAGAAATCTCACCTTTGCGAAATTGTAGACTTTTTTCGTCCGCAATGGTAGAGATGTTGTTCATTGCTTGCAACATCAGTTCGGCATCTTCCATCAGGTCTTTCCAACCAGGATGTGCAAACAGGTCAAACCTGTCTTCGTAATACTTTTGCAGTGATTGATCCACTTTTTAGCCCTTCATGTGACCAGCGATCCAAGCGACAACAGCGCCCACAGTGGATGCAATGGTCATACCAGCCCAGAAACCACCACGGCCCTTGTTTGCCAAGGCGAGTAATTCCTCAAGCTGCATCTCCATCTTGTCCAATTTCTTGTCAACCACCTCAAATCGGCGCTCGTAATCTTGTACGCGCTGCCACATGGCTCCATATTTAACAGGGTCGATTTCAGGTGGTTGCATTTAGCACCTCAAGACGGCATTGCCAGTTTAATTGCATCTACGGTATCAGCGGCATCAATGGCAGTTTGCATCGCAGCGTACTTTTCACGAACGGCTTGACGCTCGACCTCGACTGCCTGCACGTCAGTGCCGGGGATTTGTTTTGCAATCACCTCATCCAGCGGGGAAAACTCAGCAGCACGGGCTGCACGGCGCTTGTCGTGCGCTATGGCCCTTGCCTTGGTCATGTCGATTGCAATCATTTGGTCACCTCTTAGAACTCGTTGCTCTGGCCGCCCACGCCATCTGTCAGCGCGGCGTTATCCACCGTCCAAGCAGCGCGGAATGTTCGGTCGCTGGGAATGTCGGCAACGTCCACAATCTTAAACGGCTTACCAGCAGGAACGTCTTTGATCGCAATGGCTTGGATGCTGTGCTGCTCAAGGGCTTCTGGGCTTGGAACGATGACGGAAACGCCGCCTTCGTCTGTTTTATAGATGATTCGATTCATAGTTGATCCTTAGCGGAAAATGGAGACGCAGATGGTGTCTAAGTCGATATAGGCTGTTACTGCGTTTGAGCTACGGATTCTTACAGCAGATGTGGACTGAGCGGTCTGAGAAGACATATTTACCAAAGCAACCTGGGTAGAGTCAGTGGGCGATCTTCCCGCAGGCAACACAGAATAATCCGCATCAGGCATCGCAGTCGTAAAGTTGACCGTGTAATCAGCTGTACCGTTATCTGTGATGCTGCTCACGTTCGCACTCGCACGAATCGCTGGTGTCCCAGTACCGTCAAAATTAACCCAAGCACGACAACCGTAGGCGGTGGCAACAGAACCGTAGCCGCTATCGAATTGAAAATCGCCCGTAGACTTAATCCGTGCCCTTTCAGCAGCAGCAGCACCAGCCGCCATTGTTTTAAACGAAAGATCAAAGTCCTCAGAGGTTGCGGTCACATCTGTTGTAATGGCCTCAATCGTTGCGCCAATCTCCGTGTTTCCAGCCGCCGTTTCGGTAGAAAACTGCATCCCTACGCCGATTCCATTTGCAGGAGTGCCAGAAGATTGACTGTCCAGACGCAAAACTTGAGTAACAGCGTTGGTGGTAGCGGTCGTGCTTTGCACATGAGCCAAGACTGCGGGGGCGTTTGTGCCAATACCCA